TGCGTTCGATTCGGCCGTGCGCATTGTGCGTGTGGATTTCAGCATCGCCCGGCGGCCGGTGGCCTTTGCGTGGCTGGCGCGTTCGCTGGCCTTTGGCTGGGCGGCGCGTGGAGTTGAGTTCTCGATGGTGGCCCAGCCGATTGTGTTCGGCTTCGCTCGCCGTGATGTGTCGTTTGCGTGGAATCGCTAGGAGGCAGGGATGGTACAGGACAAGGCATTTTATCGCACGCAGTGGCTGATCCGGCGCTATGCGAGCGAACAGGATTTTGAGGCCGGCCAGGCGACGCCGGTGGTCGGGGCAGATGGCGTAGAGTTGCCGGCCGAGTCGGTGATCGACGGCAACTTGCTGCTCAACGAAGGGATCGCCGAATTGTGGGACCTGGTCATCGGCGCCGGCACGCCGACGAGCTTCGCCAATGCCAATGCCTATATCGGCGTCGGCGACAGCAGCACGGCGGCCGCAGCGTCGCAGACGGGGTTGCAGGCGTCGACCAACAAGGCGTATGTCGGCATGGAGTCTGGCTATCCGAGCCGCAGCGCGCAGACGGTGACCTGGCGGGCGGTCTTTGGTACATCGACGGGCAATTTTGCCTGGCAGGAGTTCACGGTCGCCAACGGCAACAGCGACGCGGCCGACAACCTGAACCGGGTCGTCAGCAACCAGGGGACGAAGGCGAGCGGGCAGACGTGGACGGTCGACGTGTCGATCACGTTGAGCTAACGAGGCAATATGGAGCGCGTCAACGAGCAGAGCACAGCCTATGTGACCGCCGCCTTCCTCGACAAAACGGGGACGGCCGCAACGCCGACGGCGATCAGCTATCGTATCGACGACGTGGCTACCGGGCAGGAGATCCGCGACGACACGGCGATTACGCCGGCGGCCAGCACGGTCGAGATTACGCTGACGCCGGCCGACAATGCGATGGTGTCGGCCACGCGGCCGATCGAGGTGCATGCGCTGACGGTGACGGCGACCTATGGCGATGCTGATGCCGTGCGCGGGGTCTACCTCTTTGAGGTGGCGAATCTGATGGCGGTGGCCTGATGCGACCGATTGGGGCCGGCGACCTGAACGAGCAGGTGACGATCCAGACGGCGACGGTGACGCGCGGGACGGCCAACGCCGAGGTCGTCAGTTGGGCCGATGTGGTCACGGTCTGGGCCAAGGTGACGGAGCGCGGCGGGCGTGAGCCGGTGCTGGCTGACCGCCCCGTAATGCTGGTGTCCTACGAGGTGATCATCCGCGACGGGGTGACGGTGACGCACAAAGAGCGGCTGACCTGGGGCAGCAAGACGCTGGCGATTGACACGGTGACGCCGCGGCGCAGCGAAGGGCTGATTGTGCTGCGGTGCATGGAGGTCGAGATTTTGATGGCACGGCGCAATGCTGTCCGCATCAAGATCGACGGAATCCAGGACGTGCAGCAGCGGCTGGCGACGGTAGGGCTGACGCTGCGCTCGCCGGCGGTGACGCGTGAGATCCAGCGCGGGGCGGAGGTGATGGCGGGCCGGGCACGGGCACGGGCGCCGCAGGATATCGGCAAATTGCGTCGGGGCATTTATACGGCCAGCTCGGAGAGCTATCGCTTCCCGCAGCTCAGTCGCAACGGCCAGCGCATCAACTCCCCGCTGCGCTTTCCGCCTCGGCGCGGGCAGGTGGTCGTGGTGTCGTCGGTTTTCTACGGGCTGTGGGTCGAACGGGGGCGCAAGCGGCGCAAGGGCGTCGGCCGGCAGCGGGCGGTGCGCTTCTTCCGGGTGGGTGTGAAAGAGGCCCAGCCGGTGGCGTCGGCCTTCATTCTCCAGCGGTTGCAGAAGTTGGTCGAGAGCCGGTGGACGGCGGGCTACTGGACGGGGGCGAGATGATCGAATCCTCGGTGGTGGCGGTGCTGTTGGCGGATAGCGATGTGACGGACATTGTCGGGGACCGCATTACGCCGGTGGCGGTGCGCCAGGCGGCCGATGTGCCGGCGATTACGTTCGCCCGGCAGGCGGGGAGCCGGGAATATACCTTTGGCGGCGGGGTGCAGGCGGATGTGATCATTGGCCTGACGTGCTGGGCGACGACGTGGCTGGTGGCACGCAACGGCGCGGAGGCGATGCGGGTGGCGCTGGACACGTACCAGGGCGGCGACATCGCCGTGGCGAGTGTGACGGATGGATCGGATTATTACGACCCGGAGGCGAATTTGTTCGGCTGCACGGTGGTCGTGTCGGTCAACTATAGCGAGGTGTGACGATGGGCGTGAAGGCTTACAACGGCAGATTGCTGGTCGATGAGTTCGATTTTTCGACCGACACGTTTGCGGCCTCGCTGGCGGTGACGGCGGAGCCGCTGGAGAGCAGCAACTGGCAGAGCACGGCGATGCAGTACCAGCCGGATGCGGCCAGCGGTCAGCTATCGATGACGGGCTACTACACGGGCAACGATGCGGGTGACATTTTTGCGGAGATCTACGGCCGGCTGGGCACGGAGACGGACGCCTGGATCGGCTGGCTGCTCAACACGACGGCGGTGGGCCAGCCGGCCTATGTGGTGGACACGGCGTGGGGCTCGAATGTGACGGTCAACACGCCGGTCAACGAGCTGCTGAAGTTCGACGGGCAGTTTGAGGGCG